CGCGTCAAAAGCATCGGCAGCAGCAGTCTTAACTGCGCTCTCGATCTTAGATACACCCCCAGTTACAAAGGAGTCCATAGAAGTATGGACCTTACTTTGAATCTGGAGCGCAACAGGATTAGCCGGACGTGGCTTGGTAACCGTACCTCCTAAACCAGTGGTACTCAAACCAGAGGTCTTTAGGGTAAGCTCAACATTGCAAACATACTCAACAAGCCCAATCGTTGTAGAAACTGGACCACCAGAGATCTCGACGACCAATGAAGACCAATCGAAATCAGTCATGGTGGTGGTTGCTTCCGAATAGGGTCGGAACGTGTGTGCTTTGGAACCCACGGGTTTTGAAATCCAGGACGTTTCCATGCCAGAGGTCATCGGCATCATCCTAGTCTCAGGATAATTCGAGGACAAAGCGGGCAATTGATAGGACACCAATGGATTAGGTATCGTAAACATATTAACCACCCCTTGACAATTTGTGGCAGAGGCAATAGATCTGAAAATACATCCGAACGAAACTATTCGAACTTCTCCAGCATTCGTATTAATGAAATCACTCCCATTCAACACGGACCAGGCAGCATTTGCGGACCAGGTTCCCGCCGCAAGGGTCGAGGAAACCGATCCATACCTACCCAGACCAGGAACGAAAGTCATCATCGCAGCTCCAGTAGCATCAGTCGCGATCGTGTTATGACCACGCACCGTAAAACCAATGGAGGTGCCTCCCTGCCCGTCTGGACGCTTAGCAGCTCTCGCCGCGGGACAAAACGGATCCAAGATAGAGCATGCATGATGGACATGCGCCTGCTTAACCTGGGACGTTTTCGCGCCATTCCCATTCTTGGGGCCTGCACCAGAGGATTTCACCTTCCTGGCACGAGCCTTGCGCTTCACCCCTTGTGGGAGTGGACCGATGAAGGACTTAGCGGCCTTCTTTGATTTCGGCATTTCTCAACTTCACACTCAGATAACACAGAACCGTAACAACAACCTAAAATAAACACAGCGATACACGACAGAGTGAAAGTAATCACGTCGGTCATATTTCTAACTGGTAAATTCAGTCCACAATCAGAGGACTGGACTGGGCACACATCAAACCTCTGAAGACAAGTCTCGACAATCTCAACCAGTCCAGAATATGAATGAGCGCATCCGCGTCGGGCCTGCTCCGAAGAACTTCCCTGATTTGGAAATATTGCTCTAACTCATCTAGGTTAAAGGTGTAATTGGAAACAATCTTCATAACTGATTCAGGATAACTGGTCCGTCTTGGAACGTCAAAGATCTGGCTGCAAAAGCTAAATCTCATCTCGCTCAACATTTCCGGTGTCACATAAAAGCCTAAGCGTCGATAATTCTCAGCGGACAATGAAGTCGCATAGCCAAAACAATCGTCGCCATTCGCCTTTTGATAAGGTTCATCAAAAGAAGGGAGATATTCATCAGATCCCAATTTGAAACAAACCATCATCGCAAGCGCAGCTCTCATTACAGTATTAATGATGTGGGTTAGGAGCCACCCACTAAGCATGAACACGAACTCTGCAGTCCAGAGTTCCCCATCGGAGAAAGCAAGCACGGCGTTGTGATCCGTCATCAACTCAATCATTGCATCAAGCACGACTGAGGCGACAGAACCTTTCCGTCCACACTTTTCAGCATAGACTTCAAGCGCAGCGCGCATCATCATCCCCAAGACGAGAAACTCCCAGCCACGGACGTCATCGGAAGCTAAGTGATAGTCTTTTGGCTTCATCCTCTGCATTCGCTGGAACAGATCGATCAAAGCGCCAGCTTCGTTGAAATTAATCCCGACGCTAGAGGCGTTCTTGGGATCTTTCCATCGTCTAGGCAGATCGTTCAGGAGATCAAAGAATAGCCACTGCCAGATCAAACGATCAATGACAGAGTGGCCAAATATCAATCTCGCGACTTTAGATAATTTAGTCAATTCACTTTTCACATGCACCTTAACAGGATCCATAGCATTATGAGCCACGAGCTCCTCGCTCGTAAACTGGTCTAAGTCCCATTCACTAGTGGAATGCCCCTTGCCAAGGAAGTGAAGTAATGTGAGACGCTCCTCCACACAACGTCGCAACATCTCTTGCGGGATGTCGCCATTTGTGCGGAAGCCAGCATTCACGAAAGGAGAACCAGGAGATTTGTCCATTTCAATCTTCGAATATAACATCGCCCAAAC